CTAGGTATTTCAATGACTGGATATAAGACAAGCTCTGGTCCATCAATGTATGGTGCTACATACAACTACAAAAACATTAACTCTTGCGGGCCTTCTATGGAAGGGGAAAAAAAAGGACTAAAGAGAATGGATGAAACCGATAACTCTAAACTTAACGCAAAAACAGGTTTAATTACAAATCTTGGGTATGCTGCTATAAAAGCAAAAGATAAGCTTAAAGCTAAAGCGGACGAAATTGAAGGTAAACCAGGCCGTGCTGGGGTTAAAGAAATGGCAGCAGAATCTTTGTTTAGATTAGGTGAAGCTGGAGTAAAAAGTGCTGCAAGCCTTATAGCTAATAAAAGAAAAGCTAACCTTGGTTCAAGCAATGCTTTTTCCCCAAGACAAAGAAGTGGTGGAGGTGGATACTCGTCTAAAAGCCAACCGTCTTACGCTGAACTACTAAGTAAATATCAATCTTAAAAAATAAATAAAATGGCTTATAAAATGAAGGACGGTAAAGGTCCTAACGCATTACCTCTGTTGGCACTAATACCCGCTGCTGCTGCTGCTGGTAAAGCTATACTTGGTGCAGGAACTCTTGCTGGAGCAGCTAAGGCTGGGATTGCCGCTGGTACCGCTGCTGCTGCTGCTAAAACTGCCGCTGGGGCCGCAGGAACTGCAGGAGCTATTGCTGGTAAAGCTGGCATTGGTGGTAAAATTGCTGCTGGGGCCACTAAAGCGGTCAAAGGAGTTAAGAGTGCTGTTGAGGCTACTAAAGCTGGAAAGGCTTTAATCGACACAACGACTGCGTTGGGTAAGAAAAAGGTTTTAGGTTCTACTGTAAAGGAAACTGTAAAGGAACAAGCTACCTCTGCCTTGAAAAACAAGATTATGCAAGCCCCTATAAAAGCAAAGCAAGAAATTGAAGAAAGAAAAGCATTAGAACAACAAAAGCAAGAATTATTTAAAAGTAAATTTTCTCCATCTATGATGGGTGACAAAAAAGGACCGAATATGAAAAAAGGTAGAAAAAGAGTTGCGCAAGATTACGCAAGAAACGCAATTGTAGATAGAAAAGAAGGGCGCACTAAGGACGCAAACTATGAACAAAAGCAAGCCACTAGGGTTGCCGCAGGTGAGTCACCTATGATGATGGGTTATAACCCCATATCTAAGCACATGGGCGGAAGAGGTACTAACATGTATGGAGACCCTATGATGATGGGTAAGAAGCCTATGATGAAGGGTGAAAACGTAATTGTAAGAGACGCTAAGTCTGGCGGTAAAAATCAATACAACAAGTACGGAAAGTAATGGCATTTAAGTTAGACAAGCCACCATACAATCTTGACGGGCCTGCCGTATACTTAAATGACTTTAGTGATGAGCCTGCTGTTCTTGGTAGAACCAATAAGAACGGTACCATACTATTGAATAAAGACCTTGACCCAAAGTATCACGATGCAGTCATCAAACACGAAAAGGTCCACGTTGACCAAATCGAGAGGGGTGACTTAGATTGGGATGGCCCTAACTTCTATTGGAAGGGTAAGAAATATTCTCGTTCATTGAACATGATGGGTACTGGTAAAGAGCCTTGGGAAAAGGAAGCATATAGAAAAGGTGGGGTACCTTTTGGTAAAATACCCGTTTAATAACTAACAACACAACAATTAGAAAAAATGGCAAACGAAGTAATTAATTTAGGAACTGTATTTAGCGGATTTAATAGCGGTACAGACCTACAACCAGCAAACTCAAGAACAAATAACCAAGGTGTTACAATAAGTGACATCGCAGGGTTTGTTAAGATTTTAGATACAGCACCAGCAACAGCAACCCTTGTAAAAGGAGACATGTTCCTTGCTCTTGATACAGGTGCATTAACTGTTTGTACAGTTACTGCTACCACGGTTATCAGTGTAACTTTATCTTAATAATTAAATAAACACCCCTGTAGGATAAAACCTGTGGGGGTGTTAACTTAAATAAATAAAATGGGACAATTCGGAAATCAACCAGATTTTGGAACAGAGGCGGCTACAGTAGCGGCATCAGACACTATATCACCAGCTACTAACCTTACTGGCTCTGTATTGTATATCGGTACAGGTGGGTCTGTTAAAGTTTTAATGGCAGGTAAAAGAGAGGTTGGAGATGCAATTATTTTTGCAAACGTACCTGACGGAAGTTTTCTTCCAGTTACCGTGGACTATGTTCTAGCCACTGGAACCACAGCTAGTGACATTATATCTTTAAAGTAGTATGTCTTTAGGCTTAGGTATAGACTTAGCAATTATAGGTGCAGGGGGTTTTGCTGTGCCGTTTGAGTTTGTTAACTCGCTGTACAGTGACGGTGACCGAAGCTTTGTAGAGATGTCATCTGCTGTAAATAAGCCAGAACCTTTTGGTAATGCGTTGGAATTTGATGGTGTAAATGATTACGTTTCTCTTACAACGGGAATTGCTACATCAGGAGATATTACGCTTAGTTGCTGGTTTAAGTACACAGGTGGGGACATGGGTAATATTTACGGGAATAGCGGTTCAGGTTCACTGTCAATTCGAGTAATTTCGTCTACACAGGTCAGATGGTATGATGGGTCAAACAATGATTGGACCGTTTCGTCTATGTCAGTAGGGGAGTGGTATCATTTATTTATAACAAAAGACGGAACAGTTGGACGATGTTATTTGAACGGGGTTGAGGCTACGAACACAGTCACCTTAAATGGAACAATGCCAACAATCAACCAAATAGGTAGATATCACAACGGCACAATAGTACCTCTGGATGGCCAACTTGATGATGTAGCAATAAAGACTGGATATGTCGGCACTTTAAGTAACGCTCAAGATATATACAATGAAGGTGCTGGACAAAGACCTAATAACGTAATAAGCGCGCTTGATGTTTACTATAAATTTAACGAGTCATCAGGTACAAGTGCAGCAGACTCAAGCGGAAACAGCAATACAGGTACATTAAATAACTTTACAGGAACTTATTTTGTTCCTCATGATAATATATATACAGCTGGGTTTGTGTTAAGCTGTTGGATTTATTTTGATGGTAGTATTTCTAATGAGTATATCTTTGGTCATGTTGGGGATGCTGACATGTTTTTCCGATTTGATTCAAGCACCTCTGCTACATTTCAAACCTCAACAGGTACTAGCACTACTTGGACTATATCAGCAAATTCTACGGGGTGGAATCATGTAGCCATGTCATTAAATGGCGGTGTAAACGAGCTGTGGATTAACTCAGTAAAGTCTACAGGTACAACAGAAGACTATGACGAAGAGGCTATAAACATAAGCCTTATAGGTAGAAGTGATACATCTTACGGTTTGTTTGTCATGGACGAACTAATTATAGATGCACGAAACGCAACATTAACTCAGGCTCAAGTAGATTTATTATATAAAGGAGGAAAAGGGGTGTTAAGCAATACTGTAATAACAGCCCCTGATATATTTTACAGGTTTGACCAAACAAGTGGGACCACTGTTGTTGACTCAAGCGGTAACGGTAATAACGCAACGCTATACTTCCCAACAAACGGGGATTGGTCACCACATGAATTAGAAGCACCAACAATTACTAGCGGTTCTGTAAATACTACATCACCAGCTCAGGTTGTACTAACTGGTACAAACTTTTATTCTGTTACAAGTTTAAGTGCATCTGGTACTGCTGTCGTTGAAAGCTACACCATAGACAGTGTAACTCAGATAACAGCCACTGTAAATGTAGAAACCCCTGGGTATTATAGTATAACAGTAAACAACATTGTAGGCTCTGACACTATAGATAGTCAAACAATAACGCTGTATGACTTTGGTAATTACATTCAACCAAGTTTGGGTAATACAACTGAAACAGGTACAATAAGCACTCCGTGGAGTAGTACAAATAGATTTTCTAATATGGTTGTCGCTTATTGGGCTAAAAGACCAATTAGTGCTGACACATCTAAAACTAATGTAACAGCATCAAGTAATACCAACTCTAGCACATATATATTTCATAGAAACACCTCTCCATACATTAGGTTTGCGTCTGACGGAGACGGAAATTCTAGACGAGTTGAATGGAACTTAAATATAACAGACAACGATTGGCATCATTTTTATTACTTTTATAATAACAACTCATTAACTGAGGACATAACACAGCAACCAACAGGTGCCGCTGATGGAACGTATGGCTCAATTTTTCCATCAGTTTATCCACCTGGAGGTACAGGATTAAGATTAAAAGCGGTTGTTACGGGAGGCTTTGGTAATATAGATAGACTTATTGTAGAGGTTGCAGGCTCTGGTTATAGGGTGGGTGACGAAATTACTTTTACAGTAGACGGACAAGAAGCGAAAGCAGTTTTATCAAAAGTGCCAGATACTGTTGACGGTGAACTTTACCTTGTATATGACGGTGTACTACAAACACGCTCTAGTTCTTCTTTTCAATTTGATGGTCTTGATAACTTTGGTTCTTTTTTCTACAGGGGTAGCACTAATAGTCTTCACTCTGAAATAGGTATGGATGATATAGTCTTTGACGAAAGGGTTACTACGCTTGCTGAAGCACAGGCAATATACAACAGTGGAAGGGGTGGAAACGTAACAAACATATTTGGAAGTCAACCTCTTTACTGGTATAAGTTTAATGAGGCAAATGGTGCAACAACTATAGCGCAAAGCGGTTCTGTCGGTAGTGCGGATATGACATTAACTAACTTTACAGGGGATTACCTACTAAATAAAAATTTTGAAAATGCACTTTCATATGATGGTGTGGATGACTACTGCGATTTACCAGCGAACTTAGAAATTGCCGCATTTAGCACAGAGTTTACAATTTCCGTTTGGTTAAAACCTGAATTTGGATTAAGCAGTGGGCAAATGTGGATTTTTGAAAATACCAACGCAAGAGATTTTTGGTTCTTTTATCCAAATGCCACTTATTTTAGATTAGATGGAAACACTAATCAAAACGCTTGGAGTTATGGTTATGATACAGCAGGGCATACGGGAAGTTGGCATCACTACGTTGTAACAAGAGATAGCAGTAATGTCATTGAAATGTATGTTGATGGTGTAAAGCAAACAAAAATCACAAGCAATGTTAATTCTAAAAATGCTCAAATTCGATACATTGGCACTCGTGCTAGTTTTTCAGCTACTAAATATAGAGGGGTGATGGATGAGTTTATAGTTAAGTCTGGATACGCTGCAACCCCTTCCGATGTTGTTTCGCTATATAACGGGGGTGCAGGCACTGATTCATCATTAGTTTTACCTTCACCATTAGCTTATTGGAAATTTAACGAAACAACAGGTACTACAGCAAGTGATTCTTCAGGTAATGGAAATGACTTAACACTCAATAACTTTACAGGAACGCCTTGGGTACCACACTAAAATTAAATTAAATTAAATTAAATGAAAATAGAAAAAGAAGAGCTTGACAAGATTGTTGAGCAACAGGTAGAGTTAAATAATCTACTTAAAAGAATAGGTTTTATAGAGACCGAAAAGGATGGTCTTTTGAAGATGTATATTGAAGCGTTAGGGGAGTCTAACGCCACCAAGAAAGAACTTGAAGATAAGTACGGGGCTATTAACATAGACCTATCCGATGGCTCGTATACTAAAGTTGAAACTGAGTAGCTGTGTCTATAATAAGGAAGATAACTATAGGTAAGGAGTACAAGGAAAACGCTATGCACTACGCTGTGGGTCAAGAAGTTTATGGTGGCCACTGTGTATCAAACATAGAAGACATCGAGAAGGAGAATGTGTACAGGATATACATAACCAAGAACGATGAGGTGATGCCCTGGAAGGACTTCAATAAGAACATGGGTATATCTGTGGAGTACGACCTAAAATACTAACACCCATGAGGAGTGTGTACGATTTTATTGTTAAGCCTATATCTGGTAGGTATAACAATACCAAAGATATTGGTGGAGTTAAGTTTGTAACTAACACAAAGATTGAAAGCTACAAAAGCGTTAGTAACGAGGCAGAGGTAATAGCCACGCCACTATCCATTGTAACAGACATCAAGGTTGGTGACAAGGTTATTGTCCACCATAATGTGTTTAGAAGGTTTTACGACATAAGGGGTAATGAAAAGAACAGTCGTAGTCATATAAAAGAAGATATGTACGCTTGCTCACCAGAGCAGATATATCTTTATGGGGACAACGAATCACACCTTGATTATTGTTTTGTACAACCCGTTGTTAATGACGATGAGTGGTCATCTCAAAAAGAAAAACCACTTACAGGAATACTTAGGTATGGCAACAAAATTCTTGAAGAGAACGATGTACATCCAGGAATGGTTGTAGGGTTTACCCCAGAGTCAGAGTTTGAGTTTGTTGTGGATGGTGAACTATTATATTGTATGAAATCTAAAAATATTGTTTTGACCTATGGAAACGAAGGAAGCGAAACTAAATATAATCCAAGCTGGACGAGCAGCGGTTGAGGAGCTAATTAAGGTGGCTAGAGAGCCAATAGTTACTGGTGGTGAGGATGATGTATCAGCAGATAGATTGAAGAACGCAGCGGCCACTAAAAAGCTTGCGATATTTGATGCGTTTGAAATAATAAACAGGATTAACGAGGAGGAGAATATGCTCAACAACGTAGAAAAAGTTGAGGCACCAAAAAAGGTATTCTCTGGTTTTGCTGAGAACAGGTCTAAGAAGTAATGTACGAGCAGACATTAGTAAATATAATAGATGACCATATAAAGCCACATGTTCTGAAAAGAATGAACAATGGCAAGAAATGGAAGTATGGGTACAACGAAGAACACGACATTGTAGTCATAAGTAAGAACGGTCAGATTGGTGAGATATACGAGATACAAAACCTAAAGATAGCTTTGCCAACAGAGTTTGATGTGGTTAAGTTTAAAGATAATAAATGGCAGTACACTGAATACCCAAAAGAGTTATCTAGGTTTAAAAGTGTTTTTGATTGGAACGAGGCTCCAGATGAGTTTAAGAATAAATGGTTTGACTACATAGACACGGAGTTTACTAGAAGAGAAGATGGTTTTTGGTTTATAAACAACAAAAAGCCAACATACATAACAGGTTCTCACTACAACTACCTACAGTGGTCTAAGATAGATGTTGGCAAACCAGACTTTAGAGAGTCTAATAGATTGTTCTTTATATTTTGGGAGGCTTGTAAGGCTGACCACAGAAGCTACGGGATGTGCTACTTAAAGAATAGACGCTCTGGTTTTTCTTTTATGTCATCAGCAGAAACTGTAAACTTAGCAACACTATCTAGTGACTCAAGGTTTGGTATACTGTCTAAGACAGGACCCGATGCTAAGAAGATGTTCACAGACAAGGTGGTGCCGATATCGGTTAACTACCCATTCTTCTTCAAACCCATACAGGATGGTATGGATAGACCTAAGACAGAGCTTGCGTACCGTGTACCAGCTTCTAAGTTTACTAGAAAGAAGCTAGACACAAATACTCAAGTTGAAGACATTACAGGTCTTGATACAACCATAGACTGGAAGAACACAGGGGACAACTCATACGATGGTGAAAAACTATCGTTGTTAGTACACGATGAGAGTGGTAAGTGGGAGAAACCCACAAACATACTTAACAACTGGAGGGTTACTAAGACATGTCTAAGGCTAGGTAGTAGAGTGATTGGTAAGTGTATGATGGGGAGTACATCAAACTCTTTGGATAAAGGGGGTGAGAACTTTAAGAAGTTATATGAGGACTCTGATGTAACCAAAAGAAACGCCAACGGACAGAC